ACTCGGACGAGGCAATGACCATTAACAGTAAGATGCACGTACTTCCATCCGAATTTTTCGCAGATGTATTCCTTCCTTTGCATACCTTTCTTGTTGAATTTTATCTCAAACTCTTTTGCCAGCAAGTTTTCGTTCATATTCCTCAAGCTGTTTCTTTTGTTTTTCCAGACTTCTCTTCTTCATGAAGTGTAATACTTCATTTGACCTGCGAAGTGCTTCCTGAGCGTCTGTATTTCCTTGTGAAGCCAATTCTTTCAGTTGATTACGGTAATCATCGTAGAATAGACCTGTATTTTCTTCTCCGATATGTTCTTTATACTCATTGTAGGATGCAATATCAGCTTTGGCACATCGTTCCTGATTGTACTGCTTCAGCCAGTTCATAATTACGGAGCCGTCCAGCCTGTTGTATATCTCTCCATAGCGACCTTTCATCGCGTTTCGGAAACACAGCTTCAAATCGTCAATCTTGAAGTACGGATATTCCTCAATGATAAGGTCTGTAGTCGTAGCAACCTGTGAGCCGTTCATCGTGTTAGAAGAATTGAAGAAATCTACAATCTCTGAAATCAGAATGACCACAACTGCACGTGCTTGGTTTTCTCCAAGTTCTTTGGCGATCATACCTAACGCCGGTTCAGATGAGGCAAAGACATCATCAACACTCTTAGGTCTCAGTGCCTGCAAGTATTGCTGCGGCGAGGTCTGTAAGACGGCTAACTGATTCTTTTCTGCCGCTTGCAGTATTGCTATTTCGTTTTTCGTCATAATTACCCTCCAGAATTTTTGTAAAGTTTGCAGCCTTGAATATCCAGTCGAAATCACACTTCCAGTTTCTGTCATTACCCCCTAACAGGAAAGAGCTTGCAGCTACTTTCTTCAATACGATGAACACAGTTTCTTTATTGTACTGGGCTATTCTGGCTTTGACAGCCTTTCGTCTTGCTTCGGTCATGCTCACTACCATTGACAATTTACCACGAAATGTTGCATTAAAGTATTCCTGCAGTTTGACAAAATCAACATGTTCAACCTGTGGATGAGGCTGCGAAGAAAGTTCGGCTTTCTTTGAATCTCCTTCAGGAGATATTTCTTTCTTTTTTTCTTTACTTTTCTTTACTTTACTCTTCTTTACTTTACTTTGTGTACTCCTGACATCAGTAACTTTGTTTTTGACATCCGAAACATTGTTTCTGATATCCGAAACCATGTATTCTTCAATGTATTCAATGCTTTCTCTTTTATAGACTGCGGATTTAAATCTCTTCTGAATACCATACGAGGTAAGTACCTGATATTTGTTATATATGTTCTGGTCGAAAAAATCGACTTGCAGAGCCTTATATATGACTTCCTTTACTGCGCCCTCGGAAACCCCAACAGTGTCAGCAATAACAAAAGGCAAATCTTCATCCCACAAGATGTAATACCCATTATCTTTATAGATATTACACAGCAGGCAGATTAGTATGGAAGTAGCCTGCGAACCGCAGGCTCTTGCAATCTTTCTGATTTTTATATCTGAGAAAAAATCAACATCGAAAGGGAAGTAATCAATTCCCTGTTTGACTGGTCTGGCCATAAGTACCTCCTACTTTCAGAACTCAATCGGAGTTACCTCATATTCGATACGTGGTTCCTTCTTGTCGATGAACTTCTGAATGTCTATTTGAACACAATATCTGTCATTATCAATCGTCTTGGTCTGCTGCAGGCAATCAAGAAGAATCTTAAGAGAATTGTCCAGATCCGGTCGGTTACTTGAATAATATATCTTTGCTTTCAGCTTGAAATATCCCTTGACCATCCTACCACGTTCCGGACACTGGATATAGAAATTCTTTTCATATTCAGTAAGAACCTTCTGTTTGGCCAGCTTTGCATGACCGCCGACATTAACTATCTTATAACAGTTACTCTTACTTGGTATCTGTCCTCTTATCACATACATAAGCTATAGTATTACGTTGGTTAATTGTTTTCCGTTTGTCTTAATCATCCACTCACCTTTCTTTGGCTGCTCGACTCTAAGTTCTTCAACTTTGCCGAATGTCTTTAAGTTACCGCACAGGTCAATAACCCATCCCTCTTTCCCTGGATATGGTCTGATTACACGTCCTATCATCTGATAATAGAGCGACAAGGACATTGTAGGACGGCAAAGAACAATCGTGTCAAGTTCAGGATAATCAAATCCGGTAGTAAGTACCCCACAATTGGCAACAACTTTTATCTTACCTGCCTTGAAGTCGGATAATATTTTCTCACGTTCTTTTTTAGGAGTTGTTCCACTTACGACTGCACTATCAGGGATTTCATGCGTCAGCATTTCAGCTTCCTTCACAAACCTTGTGAATACAAGTATTCCACGCCTTGGTATTCCGCTTTTCGGTCTCAGAAGCCTTCTTACCATACTGATTAGATAACCATAAAGATCAACCCTTTCAAACTCTTTGGAAAGACTCTTATCGTCAAAGTCAGCACCGGTAGAATTTCTACTGACATTCACAAGCTCTATCTTTGTCAAGTCGTAATATTTCAACTTGGTAAGAAATCCCCTGGCAAGCAAATCACTGACCTGACAATAGTAGATTACGTCACTGAAAACCCTCGGACGTGTACGTGTAAGAAACTTCAGCATGGCTCCATTCATCGTATTGCACAATCTGTACGGAGTAGCCGTAAGACCTATAACACGCCTTTCCGCATCAGCGAAGAAGTCAGCATACATACCCTCCTTGGCATTTACCAAGTGACATTCATCAATAAGCACATATTTGAAATGCCTGAAATCAGACATATGATTGTATACACTACCAATCGTTGCGAATGTTATCCTGTTTATGTCTTTTCTTCCAACAGAAGCAGAATAGCACCCAGCATCAATGATTCCGTATGTCTGCAACTTTGCGAAGTTCTGTTCCAAAATTTCCTTATTAGGCTGAAAAACCAGTAAAGGTTCATTGAGCCTTGCTGCGATGTCAGCAATGATGAGGCTTTTCCCTGCACCAGTAGGCAATATCATAAGATAATTCTTACCTCCTTTCAGCCGATAATGAGCTATTGCGGCGTTACTGGCATTCTGCTGATAATCTCTTAATTGAAATTTCATATACTGATTATTCCTTTATGAACTTTTTCGTGACAGGAAGCGCACAATGTAACAAGGCAATCAAGATGCTCAAGTTCCTTTCCAACAATTGAAACACCATTGACATTATATCGTTTGTGATGAACTTCCAAAGGATAGCGCGAGCCGCATATCCTGCATTTATGATTATCTCTTAACCTAACATTCCTTGCAACCTTTTCCCAATATGGACTGTTAAGAGAATGCACATAATTGGACTTGCGGCCACGCTTATGCTGTAATCTACTCATCTCCTACAGCTTCGTTGAATTCTTCTTCTCCCATGACATCACTTTCATCATCAGGAATTATTTCATCTTCTATTGCCTTGCCAGGTTTTTCAGGAGCAGGAAAATCCAAGCCAAACAGTTCCATCATTGCAACTCTGTTTTTATCCTCTTGTGCCCATAATGATGATTTGTCATAGGAAGGAATTTTATCAGCTTTTGCAAGTACAACCTCACCGTTGAGAATGGAATAATACAGGAAATATCCATTCAAGGCTATACGGAATGTCTTGGTAGCAGGCAGCTGCTTTTCCTCTGTACCTTCCTGAACTTTGGCGGCATAGTCCTTAATCTGCTTACTCAGTGAATTTAGTCTTTCCTCTGCATCCGTCTTGATACGTTTGGCTTCCTCCTTAGCGTTCAACAAAGCATTCTCAGCTTCAGGAAGCTCCTGCTCTACAAGCTTGCAGTATTTCCCACGAAGGTCCGATTTCTCCACGTCATCCATGTAACGAAGCGTTCTCTCATTTTCAGGAAACAACGCATTGAAGTGCTCATTAACAGCCTTCAGAATGTCTTTTTCACTTTCTGCTTTCTCAAATTGCAGCTTCAGAGGAAATTGTTCCCGAACTGCTTCCGGAAGAACGAATTTCAATTCTGCCGGTTCGTAATCTTTAATTATTGCCACATTAATATTTGTTTTCGTACTCGGCTGCAAATGCCGAATAATATTGGTCTGTCGGTAATGGTAGCTGTATTCCGTATTCTGTCATTATATCAGCCTTTACAGCATCCAGGAAATGTGACATTTCCATTGTACTCAACCCCTTAGTACCTCTTGCAAGTTCCGTTCTCTCACCTTTCGGCGTTATGACCATTTTTGTCAGGAACTTCTTGCAGTACAGGTCATGTATTGTTTCCACTCCTTCCTTTGTACTCCAATATGCTTCACCGGTGAACTCACGCAAGGCACATCCCACACACCTGAACCACATCCACATCAGTGCGTTCTGATCGAGTGTTCTGGGCTTGGTCTTTCTCTTGATGGTTAGAGTGTATTCACCATTACGGAGAAGGCTCAACATGAAGTTGAAATCCTTGTCCATGGTAGCCTTCCCGTCTTTCTTTATAATTGTAGCCTCCATGATTATCTATATGGTGGTGGGAAAGGTAAATCATCAGCACCTGAAGTTGGAGGGAACTGTTGAGGCTGTTGCTGTTTTACCACGAGCATTTCCATATTATCAGCAAAAATCTCAGTCAGATATCGCTTTACCTTGTTATTGTCCTCGTAACTACGTGTTCTGATTTTTCCCTCAACGTAAATCTTGTCACCCTTATGCAGATATTTTTCAGCAACTTCCGCAAGACCTTTCCACATGACTATGTTATGCCATTCAGTCCTGTCTGGAACCTGAGTACCATTCTGCAATGTATACCCCTTTTCCGTCGTTGCCAGTGTGAACTGGCAGACCTTGGAGCCGCCATCGAGTGTTCTCACATCCGGATCTTTTCCGAGATTTCCGATTAATTGTACTTTGTTAAGCATTTATTCCTCCTTTCTTAATGTAATTCTTATAGATGCTGCTGTTTCGGTTTCCTTGATGTATTGTTTATACAATTCAGGATGATCCGATTGAAACCTCTTAGTGTCGAACGACTTCTTTATTCCGGCTGGTGTTATGGTAGCCTTCAATATCCCTGTGTCCCACGACTTGACATCGTGTTCAACCATTGCACGTTTCAACGAATCTTTGAAACCATCAATGAACGGCTGTATTCTCTCAACTTCCGCTACAGCTTCAAGATATTTGTTAATTACATCCTTTGGCAATAGCTGTACTTCATCTTTCTTGTGTTCAATTGCGGTTTCGGTCTCAAGGTAACTTATACCCTCAACCTCACACTGCATGAGCTTCTTCACCTCATCGTCAGATTTTCTTTTCAGAGGGATAAGCTCATACTTCTCGTTGTACAGCCATACTCCATAGAGGCAATCAACTTTAAGGCCGGGATTCTGTAATTCGAAAAGATAAGCATAGATAGACAACTGCCACTCGAGATAATCTATATCTGCCTTATATGTCGTTTTGATGTCAGCAAGAGCTATCTTACCATCCTTTTCCCAAACGCAGTCAATATTGGATGCAAAATGCTCTTCATCAGATACGGTGTATTCATTTTCCAGCGCTGTATAACCAGCACCAATCCGTATCATAAGGTAATTTATTGCCTCCTGACATTCAGGCTCGAATCCTGTTACGTCAGCAAACTGGCATTCATGATGAACCTTTGTACCTCTCTCTGCTGCACGTTCAAGTATATACTGAGGTACTTCCTTATACTTATCCGGAAATAATTGTCTTTTAATCATTCCAGTTATTCCCGACAGTTGCTTTTCTCCCAGGAAATAAGTGTGGCTCTCTTCATTGAAAACCACACTTGACTTAACCAATTCTATCATTTTGGAAACTTTTTACAAATCATTTGAATCTCATTCTTAAACTCAAGGTTATTCTGCATGGCAGCATGTTTTTTCCATACAGCATTGACTTCAGCTAGACTTCTACATGCGCGGACTTCATTAATAGCTTCCTGAAGCTGTTTCCCAGAAAAGACACTTGAATTTTGCTGAGGCTGTTCCGACTTTGACTTTTGCTGCTCCTTAGGGAACTGGTATCTTATCACACCGTTGTTGTCTACAATGATACACTTGCTCACCTCTCTGTTCTCATCATATTCAATCTCACTTACAGAGAACTTGGTGTATGTAGAACACTTTCCTGATTGACTTTTGAATATCTCATTGGATTCAAGTTTAACCCAGATGAAAGGAGCAGAATAAAGTTCGCGACCAATCCCCCAGTTGAATCCGGCACGCTTGAAAGCATCCGAAGCCTGCCCCTTTTCCTTTTCGGTATTGGATTCTGTTCCGACATCCTGTTTGCTCACCCATTCCTTTTTCCGCTCATCGTAGATGGATATGGTGCAGAACAGATTCCCGTTCACAACCTCGTGATCTCTCTTCCAGTTCATTGGACCGAAAACTTCATCAAGCAGCCTCATGTCTACTCGGGCATCCTTGTACAGTAATAATGTACATCCTTTCTCGTTGATAGTACCGATGCGGCATTCAATCTCGTTTGCCTTCAGGGTTCTAATGTTAACGACTCGTTCGAAAAGTGTCTGCTGCACTTCCTCTTTTTTAGCTTCCTGATTTTCTTCTACAGGAGCTTCTGTCTTAGCTTTTCTTTCAGCCATATTTTCAATATTAATAGTTTGACTTTTAGTTCATTACATCAGTAAAGTTAAATCAGATTGTCAAGTTTTGCAATCCGAAACTTCGCCATTTTTACGCCTTAACGTTTGTTTCTATAATGGGTTTGCATAGTTCAACAACTCTTCTGCAATCATTCACATCGAACATACCTATGTGGCAAACTTCATGTGGTATCCCTAATTGAATTGATAACCACAAATAAGCCTTGTTTCTATTAGATGTATTAGGGATATGTTTCTTCCAAATCTTATTGATAAGATTGGTCTTGGCTATTTGGTCAAAATAGAAGTGAGCTTCTTTCTTTGCTTCTCTTAGTTCTGCATTTGCCAATCTCCCTAATGCTTGAGCTGTTCCCTTGTGTACTCCTACATACGCTTTACAATCACGACATAAATAAATCATACCGTATGAACGACCATATATTACTGAACTATCCACAAATTCAGTTGCTTTGCCACAATAAGGACAGACCTTACCTGTAAGTATATCATTCATGTTTCAAAGCATTTATAACATCTCCAATATCCTCGCAATCAGTAATATCTTTAAAAGAAATGTAATTGTTATCACAACCATAACCATCTCCTGAAGGACTATATTCTATCATAGCGTTTATTGCTTCAAGATTATCCTCCTTAATAGCCTTTGCCACAGCATTTAATCGTTCAATAACTGCCTTCTTTAATGCCTCCTTGTAACGTTTATTAATTATCCCACTTACTTCTTTATCTTTCATTCCAGACTCTTTCAAACAGCGGAATAATTCATTTCTAAAATCATTATCAAAAATCTTTTCCATATAATTGTATTTTTAGTTTGTGGTATCGGCAGGATTCGAACCTGCAATGCTTGGCAATCTTCACGTCTTATGCGTAGAACGGATTTGTCGTTTTACATTGATGCACCGTTTCCATAACATCATAACCAAGTCTACTGAGAGTTGTCAGCGTCTACCGTTCCGCCACGATACCAATTTGAAAGCAACCTGACGGCTTTCACAAGAGGTCAGGTACATTACACACTTTTCACACAAGAAACACAGCGGATGCTACGGGACTCGAACCCGTGACCTTCCTGCAATGCAGGATGTTCTTCCCCTGAACTAAACACCCAGTAAAAAAGTGCAGACGACTTTCACAAGTGGTCTGCACTAATCACTAATCAATTTAAAGAACTAACTAAGTAAACCTAACCTTCACAGGCTATAGCTCCCATTCCGGTAAGCTCACCCGGACATGTCCTCTCTCGGACACGGAAGGCTATCTTCATGGAATCCAATTAAAAGTATGAACACACAAAAAAGTACATCACTTTTTCTTTCTCTTCCTCCTGTGGTTGGCACAATGCCTTAATACATCACCACCGTTGCAGAACCATTTACCGTTCTGCCGTGCAGTAGGTTTATCGGCACGGATATCTCCACGATCAACAAGTGTTTCAAGTTTCTTTTCACTGCCTACAATACGGGCTGCCTGAGTCTTGCTTAGCGGAATTTCTTCCATCGCCAGCAATATATTCTCGAGCAACACATCTGAACTGACCACTATCATA